AAAGTTTAGATCTACTGGAAATCCAGTAGTGGTAGTCACAGAACCACCAGATACTCCTGACTCCTGAGTGACTTTAAACACTTCTGTACCAGCAGTAGGCGGCTTATGCGGACGGCGGATTGCCATGTAAATGAAAGTTTGTCCGCTCCCGTTTAATGAGGCGCTAGAGTTTTTGAGCTGAAATCCTGTTGGCTGAAAATCAAGGTCGTAAACTGCATTGACATCTTCAGTCTGAGGTTGATTTGCTTCAAGAATAGTGTTGCTAGGAGTCCCAGGCCCTCGCATATTGTCATATATTGCCCAATTCCCTGAAGTGTTACTGCGCTTAATCATCAACCATTGCGGTTCAAATCCTAAGTCAATTACCGGCCCGGTAGGGCTTCCGTTTCCCGAATAAGTTCCACATTTAATAATCGCCTCATCGCTATCCGTGCCAAATACTTGAGAGTCGTGAGCAAAGACGTAAGCGATGTAACTTCTGCTATTATCTGATGTATTTATATCTTCATGATTGCCAACGGTGAAATGCGTTGAGGTTGGATCCGTGTTGTTCCAATAGGCAGAGCTTGCAGTAGTCTCTCCCGTACCGTTGTCCATTCTGATTGCTTTTGTATTACCTAGAGAACGGTGATAACACATCCACCCAGTACCACCAGTGCCAGCGACATAGCTTTTCACCATTATGAAACCAGGAGCACTTCCTAAATTGTGAGCAATCTGTCTTCCTGATACAGAATTTCCGGTCCACTCGCATATATCGAAAAAACCAGGCGCTTTGCGGAAGGTCCAAGAGGTGTAGTCGTAAGGGTTACCGTTAAAAAACAAGCTTCCACTGCTAAATGTAAATCCATCAGTGTTTGGTGATATGAATGTACCCCCTTGCGAAGGATTATTGCTGTTACTTTCAAGCCAGCCTGACCAGTTTCGTTCAGAATCCATCAAGGCATGATTATAATTATTGGTTCGGGCTTTCAGCCACACCAAGCCGCCTTCAGTAGAAAGATCAATCCCATTCGAAATTGTTTGAGCAGACGATGAACCGGGGTACAAAAACGTACTAAATACATCATCAACGTAAAGTCCTCCACCAGCAGCTGCTGAACCTGCCGCAGCTTGAATTAATTGCTTACCTAACATCAGGCTGCGCTCCCTACATACGCTCCGTAAAGCGTAGTCGAAACCTTCCACAGCACCAACACATCATTTGCGGTCAGCGTTGGTGCAGCGTTTCCGCTACCTGTCACCCAAGTGATCGTTGGCCATGTCACCGTGTAACTGGCACCGGCTAGCAAGTGCAAGACAACCGCCTGACCTGTCTCAAGCGATTCCGTAAACGAAGTGTCAGCCCCAACCGTTTTGGTTTGGATCGATCCATTCGCTGGATCAATTGCTGTACCAGACAACGTTGAAACTGTTTCCTTGATCTCCGCCAACGTCGTCTGACCTGTAATCCCAAGCGTTCCAGGGACCGCAAGGTCATTTGTCCACTCAACACCCGTTCCAGCGGAATCAGTGTGCAGAATCTGGTACGCAGCGCCGTCAGCAAGCTTGCTAACTGCAATTTCAGCAGTGGCACTAATGTCAGCGTCAACGACAACGCCTGACCCAATTGCTGTTACACCGGCATTAGTGATTGTCACGTCACCAGACATTGCAACGCTTGTTGCGACGTTGCTGCCGTTGCCAACAACAATGTTTCCACCGGTTAAGGCAGCAAGTTTTGTGTAAGCAATGCTTCCGCCAAGCATCGCATTTGTAACCGTTCCAGTGTCACCAGTCGTGACAACGCTGCCGGTCACGTCTGGAAATGTGATTGTCCGATCAGCTGTTGGATCGCCAACCGTTAGCGTCGTTTCGAAATCGTTTGCTGTAGTGCCCTCAAGAATCAGCGTTCCGCCAGTGCTAATCGTGACGTTGCCTGTGAACGTTGGACTAGCAGCCCCAAGCTTCTCAGTATCAAGCTCTTCAATTGCCGCCTGAACATTGGTGGCGCTTAGGTCACCAGCAGGTGTGAACGAAACGTTGGTCGCTTGCTGTGCAACAACCGTGCTTGAAACGTCAATTTCAGTCCAGGCACCGCCATTTGACAAAATGAAGTCAGGTGGAGCAAGTGCAACGTTTGGAGCGTTACCTGATGTAATCGTTCCAGACTCTGAAACAACCAAGTAATAGTTTTTATTAGCATCAGCTGCGGCTGGTAACGCTTGACCAACAACGAGGCCAACTGCTGTTCCTTCAGACGTGACAGAAGCCACCAAACCGGTGCCACCGCCAGCTGATGCGTCAAACGTTCCAGAAAGAATAATCTCGCCAACGCTGATGCCGATTGGCTGCCAAACGTTTCCATCCCAGAGGAACAGGTCGCGACTTAGCGAGTTGAAGTGATATTGACCAATAAACTCACCACCAGTGGGAGTGGTACTTGCAATCGTTGCCGTTGCCTTGTCACCAATCTTTGCACCTGTGATTGCATTATCAGCAATTCGCTCGCTGGCAAAGGTTCCGGTTGTAATTTTTGCAGTGTCAAGGCTAGGAATGTCTGCGGCATCTAAAGCAGCACTAGACGACACATGCCCCTGAGCGTCAAATGTGACCTTGGTCGCAGTGGCTCCTGTTAATGCGTTGGTGTGGTTCAGCGCACCAGCAGCGCCCATCGTCAAACCTGTACCAGGCTTGACTGCACCCACCGCACCAGAAGTGGCCGTAGGCAAATCAGCAGCTGTAATGTCTCGGCCAGCTGTAATTAAACCCTTTGAGTCAAATTTAACGGCCTGATATGTACTGCTATTTGCCGTGACATCGTTATTGACCTCAAGCGTATCCCCGTCCATCCGGAGACCTTCGCCGTTGACAATCGCACCGCCTTTTGTACTTGTGGTCGCCGTTGGGATGTCAGTGCCAACAAGAGCCCTGTAACTAACCGTTCCAGATGCTCCAGTAGGGCCACCTAAGAACTGAGCACCAGCAGTTGTATTGTCAAGAGACGTTGTGATCGTTACTGTGTCGCCGCTAGTAGAAGCGGTGATGTTGACGATGCCAGCCGTGCTGCCATTAACAGTATTGACAGAACCAGCACCCTTGACCGATTGCCATGCTGAACCGTCCCAGATGTAAATTTTGTTGTCGTCTGTGTCTAATGCGATTTGACCTGTGAACGCACCAGCGGTTGGCAACGTCGTGACTAGATCAACAGTTGATTCGTTCCCTAATTTTGCTGCGGTGATCGCATCATCAGCAACCTTTGCAGTGCTAACGCCAGCATCTGCAATTGACGCTCCAGCGATCCCACCAGCACTAAAAACAATCTTTGCGCCAGGAATCGTGGCGTCAGCAATCAATGTGGTGGCATTGCCTACCAGATCTACAACCGTGATTCTTTTGGTTTCGCTGGCGCTGTCGTCAACAATTGCCAGCTCATCAGCGGTAGCAAGATTGGCACCTGCCAAGGCTGCTAGCTGAGAAATTTTTAGGTCAGCCATTGGCGGTCAATTCCCCTCAGGTCACTGGTCAGTTTGTAATAGCAGTTTAGCTGCCGCATCTTGATCCAAGAGTATGTCATCTGCATCCTCCTGTAAGACCGCGTTCACTGGCTCAAGTTCCATCTTTATCTCAATAGGACCAGTTGTAATGAAATCAGCCGTTATCTCAACGACAGACGACGTTGTGAACTGAACAGCACAGGCTGTTAAGACCCCAGTAAATTCGTACCAGATCTCATCGTCAAGGCGATCCGCAACACCGCTTGGGTTATAGGTCTTTGTCTTTAGGTAAAAGCGGCCCTTGAATTGGCTTCCTACCTTGGTACGCAAGGAAAGCTCAAGCAGATAATGCGGCAACTCGTTTGAAGTGTCGCCTGTGTATTCCCAGAAGCCAGACATCCGGCCAGAACCAGACATCAAGCTAGTAACCCGGCTCCTAAACTCATCAGAAAGCGTTGTCGTGTCTACGGTTTCCCTTTCGGTATTCAGCTCAAAACCATTGCACTGAGCCAGCAAGCGAAAAGTTGCGTTCTCGACATTGACCCTGATTGGGATGTCGTCACCAGGCGCAGCAAGCGCCGTTGCATTTGCCGATCCACCATTAACGGCATGTGCAAAAGTGTCATAAAGACGAATACCGCCTAAATTGTCAACATAAATAAATTTCTTGACACCGCTTTTTGAATACCCAGAAATAAAATCAAGGGCGCTGTCGTCAGTGCTAACAATTTCAACTTGATCGCCAGTTAGTAACTGACCATGTTTAAAGTCAAAGCTAAACCTTTTGCCCGAAACGTTTACATCACTGGTGTTAATAATAGAGGTCAGCTCGCTGCCGTCAAACTGGCGCTGTAGCTCTACCTGCCCAAACGTGCCAAGGTAAACAGTCATGAGATCGTTGCAGTTGCTAGTGCGCCCGTACCAACAAACGAAATACTGACGCTCACGATTTCACCAGTGCTAGCCCCAATGGTTCCGCTTGTTATGTATGCGGTCAACTTAATATCGTTGTTGTCCTCTCCATCAACCCAACGAAATGTCAGCTCAACAGTATCGCTAGAACTGATTCCATCAGTACCTGTTTTTATTAATTTATTTAGCAAATTTGCTGTGTTAATTGCATTGCTATCGTCCTTGTAATACAGCAAGTTTGCGCTGCCAGAATAACCAAGAATGCCAGGGCTATAAGTGCGGATGTTTTCGCTTAAAGTTGTTGTTTCTAGCGTCTCTAAATCAGATTGCAACGAAAAACTTGAGACCTTGGCAAGGGTCACACCTGCCAGCTGCATTACGCCATCTCTGCCGGTGTAAACCTTTGCCATCAGAAAACACCAATTAAAGCCACTGTAACAGTGCTAACCCCAGGTCGCACACTAGAAACCTGTGGAGCAGTTTCATACCGCCATTCGTTAGAGCCTGAAGCGTCTAAAGCGTCATTGTTGCCGCTCCAGCCAGCTAACGCCTCTGATGGCAAATCAAAGACTGAAAACGTGCCCTTGGTCTCGTCAAAGTGATCAATGAACAGTTCAGTGTTTGCATCGCTCACGTTTGAGTAACTAAGACTCAGCTTCATGTTGGTTCTTTGGCTGCCGTACAGGATCCGAACCTCAGCGCCAGACTGAGACTTAAACGTCTTGACTGGGTAGTCACCCGTTTCAAACTGACGGCCTGTTGGAGTAAGAGAAGGAAATGCCATTGTTAGCCCTCAGTGGTAAACGCGCTGTCAGTCAATACATCTTCAGCCATCAGGCTGTTGAAAGTGCTAGTCGTCGGAAACTCAGTTGCCACAACGTCAACCATCCCATCCTCTGCCAATGTCAGCTGTTCAACCATATACACGTTAGACGAAACAGATGTCTCTGAAATCGTAAACAACGAGTCATAAAGCGTAGGCTCAACCGCTTTGCCACCCGCAACGGTCATCGTGGCAGGAGTCACCTCGTCATCATCTGACCTAAAGAAGATGATTGAATACGTTCCATCAGTGATTGCAGTGGCTGAAACGATTGTGCCGTCTGCGCTGATCGTTCCATTCCGTGCTGACTGGTACGGGCTGGCTTCCGTGACAACACGAATAAAATTGCCTGGAGCCAACGAGATGCCAAACGGACTGGTACGGAACTTAACGGTATGTGTCACCCGGCGGCGAAGGCTTAAGAAGAACTTGGCCACCAAGAAAGCGTGATCACGACTTGTGCAAAACTGCGTCAAGTCAAACGCCTCAATTGGATACTGCTCGCTGCCTGCTTCCGCAAAGCGAACGACAAGCGTCTTTTCTTCTGGTAACTGATTCCTTTGCTCTTGGCGATAACGCACCACAGCTTGAAAGTCCTTCCGCTCTTCTGAACTCAAGTATTCAACGCTAAACGAATTTTCAATAATGTTGCCGGATGTAAATAGCGCCTGAATCGTTAAGGGTTGCTGAGTGATATTGCCGTTTAAGTCTGTAGGTAGCGCAGGAACTAGGCTGAACTTGCCGTCACTGATAACAAAGTTACAAAGGAAAAACGGCGCAGTGTCAGAAATAAACTGACGAAGGTTTGTCGGTGCGTCAATCGCTCCATCGAAAAACAACTTATTTGCTTTTAGAAACTGTGAAGTAGCTGGAAAGTCTTCCGTTCTAATCAACTCAGCAGAGACAACACCCCCCGCGCCAACGGTCTTATCCGTCAGCAAATAATAGACAAGATCCGTGAATTTATTGCTTGGGCCGATAGCAGACGTTGCGTCTGCTTGGAATCTCTTAACCGACACGCCATCAGCCAACCAAACTCGAAGCTGATCAACACTTGCGAAATTACGAGAAGACCTTAACGATAAACCGCAAAGCGTTAAGTTGTCATAACCTGGCACATTGTCATTTGCAACACTTTCATTCACGTATGTAATTTCGTGCTCTGGTGATGAATCGTTTGACTTGTTCAAGAGATCGCCGTAAAGACTAATATCATTGATCTGGCTATTCTCTTCAAATATTCGCTCGCCTGTAAATCCGGGCGGGACTTGCGCTGTCGTTAAGTTCAAAACCCGCAATAACAGGCCGATGGTAGAGCCAGCCGGTCTAAACGGATTGTTAGGGCTAACAATCGCGTTGTTCTCTATTAATGCTCCATTTACCCAAGTGCCAAAGCTTGAAAGCGGGTCCACTGAATAGGTAACATCCCAAGCTTGTGTTTGCCCTGGAAAATTTTCCAAGCTTGCCCCTGACCTTTGCGTCACCAAGCCTGTCGCTACTATGGTTGCCAAAGCCCCTGAGCTGCTTAATCCAGCAAAACTTGCAACATGAGTGTCGCCTAGGTTGTAAGACTGCGCGTCTCCAAGAAGCTCATATTCCCACCCTGATTCCCGGCCTTTCGGTTGCACTTCTTCTGTTGACGACAAAACGATCAACTGAACGCCACAAGTTGTTAATCCATAGGGCGCCGCTCTTGGATTTTCGCTTGAAACGGGAATCCCGACATTAAAAACTTGATTAACATTAAAGCCACCGCTACTGCCTACAACGTTAATACTGGAAAAACTCCAAGCCCTAAACCCAGGGAAATAAGGATGCGTGTCTGGATAGTTGTCATCTACAACACCATTAAATTCAATTGTTATTGAACGGCCATCCCCAAGGTTTGCCGTGCGTGTTGCTTTTCCGGTTTTGCCAGCATAGGAGGCTTTACCAAATAGCTCATAATGCGTTGCGCCTCTTCGGCCACTGGTCTTGTCAGCAGGCAGCCAACCGTACCAACCAACAGTTTTGGCCTGCACATCACTGCCCTCCTCGTCAGGAAGATAAGTTTCTATTTCAACAGAAGAAGGAACCGTATACTCTGTGCTTCCCTCCCTAACAATAGGGTTGGTTGCCATTTCTGGATTATAAGTTATATCCCCAGCTGTAATAAACTCTCCCGTAACACTAACCTCAAAAGCACCATAAGCTGTTTCATATCTTCCCCCTACAGTCTGATTTGTTTTTGCGTTTAAACGTATAAACTGAGCATCGTCAGGCGTATGACGTGCAACATCAGCTCCGCTTTTTGGTACGAACTTGTATTCATACTGCCTTTGCTCTGGATGTCCAAATCGAATGTAATTGTATTGATCCTGCGGGGTCTCTCCTGTAACACAAAATTGCTCTCCTAGTAGAACCCATTCATATTCGGTGCCGTTTTCATCTGTTCCAGCAGGCCGCAAAGCTATCGTCCAGACGGATGTACGCTTTAAATAAAGCGACATTGTGCCAACTTCAAAGCTAATTTTGTCAAACTCTGCTGCACGCAACTCGCTGGGCGATGGAATTGTTGCAAAGTTTGCAAGCCCATTAGCGCGGTTCCACACTTGTGATCGGATGCCAATCTCAGTAACTCCACAAGCCCGTGTGTTTCTTACGACTGCAAGACTAGCTTTCAACAGTGGGTAGAAACCTGCTCCGGCACTCATGTTTAAAGCGTCTCTAGCATTAGTTTGCCCATTGTCATCGTTATAGACTCCTCGCGAAATCATTCGCTCGCTGACTAATCCGATTGACGCACCAAGGCCCGTACTAAAAGTTTCAATACAGCGAAGCTGTATCTCTTGACGGCTGCCTTCCGTCCAGATAGGTAAAGCTCTTGCTTCAACAACCCAAACAGTACGCCCTATGACTATCGTTTCGCCCACCTGAAGAGCATCGTCTGCACTTCTGCGCGATGCCGTAACAGCCGAATTAATGTCATCTACACTGACTGCATCTGTACCAAAATTGTAAATATTCGCGGGGAGCTGGCCGGGAGCAATTGTAAAAGTTGCGGAGTCACCAACAGCGGCAACTCGTACTTCTTTTGGCGTAGTGCCGTTGTCAGAGACTGGAACACCGTTCAAATGAGTAACGCCCATTCGACGGCCATAATTGCGGCCAACACCTTTTTGGCCTTGGTTTTTGATAGCAATGGCTCCGGTCTCTATTCCGTAATCGCCAGCAATTTTGATTCTTTCAGCTATAAGTCGGTTTTTAGGGTCGTCCTCTTGATCTTCAAGCCTTGGAATTGAAATCACACGCCAATTAACTCGATAATTTGTAGCGTTTGGAATTGCCGAATGAACGCCAAACTGAGTGCTAGATGATGGGCTATGCGCTCCAGAAAAACCAGTGTCTGCTAAACCTTGGCCTGTTGGACAAAGAAAAATATCGTCATTGGCTTCTATATCTCCTGAAGCCAGCGTTCCCCTAGAACCATAAACAAAATTTGACGCCTTAATTCGTGAAAAGCTATTACTATTCCTCTTCCAGTAAAAAGCAAACGCATGTGAGTACGAGGCATCTAATGCGCTATTGCCAAGAAATATTCCGTTTAGATCTGGCCTTGCAATTCCTTCCCCTAGTCCTTGCTCGCCAAGAACAAACAATAACTTGACTGATTGCTGTGATCCAAGCGAAAACGCACGAGACCACACCAAGCTTGGTGAAGCAACAATCCCGCCGGTTGCTCCAGTGTATTGGCCAAAGATAATAGGTATTGGACTTGCATAGTCTGCTAAATCGGCTTGTGAGTCAAAGCCGGTTGTGGGGCTAAAGCGAGTTACTCCAGAGCGACCACCAAGACGACGGCGACTGACTCTGTTATCTGGACCCTCGTTTGCTGCGCTTACAGCTTTTGGTTTTGGGGCTAAAAGTATCGAAGCGGCGGTAGAAATTGCGCCTACAACGAGGCTAACTACAATCGGGACCAATGCCGGACCAGCATTGATATCTGGAATGTGTGCATACGCAGCAGGTCTGACCTGACCTCTTTTTGCTGCTAAATATGAAAAACGCCTGTAATCCTCTTCGTTCCAATCAAGAATATCTATTAACTGCCTTTCGTACGGAAGCAGTGGGATTTCATAAAGCTGGATACCGGTGCCCAGGTCACGGCCCCTAGATGTCTGTTGATGTAAAGAATCCCGGTTTGCCATGTGACTGCGAAAATCCAAGTGTCTTCCTTCAACAGAAGCACATCCCCATCATACTTCGGTTGATCCACTCGGTAACCCCAGCGCAAGAGATCACGACAGACCTTTGTCTTACTTGAGCTATACCAATCAGGGTTGAACGGTGGCGCTTCTATACCGCACCGGTCCAGAACCTTGAAGACAAGGTGGATGCAGTCAATCTCACCGTTGCTGCCGTCAGCCCCTAACCGGTAGCGAAGCCCGATTAGATCAACGCAGTCGGACATTGCTTGAAACTGGAATGTTACCGATCAGGTTTTGCGTCAATCGGCGCAGTGGAACGTCAGACCCTACAGCGTCCAAAACCGTGTTCACCTCAAGGTTCAAAGTTGCATCGTCCCAGCTGCCGCCTGCTACCTGGCCGATGTACTGGTGCATTAACGTTCCGGTCGTTCGGTCATCTGGATCAAGGTTCATCACAAAAACAGTTGCTAACCACCGGTCGGTAACTGCCTCTAAAGCCCAGGCTCTGCTGAGTTCGTTGTTAGGAAAAACAAGCGATGCAGACGTGTTGTCGCCTGTTCTGTTGACACTCACGCCAGAGAAGCCAAACGGTAAAAAGCTCCAGTTAAAGCTGTCATAAGTTGCGGACTCGCCAATGTGAAAGTTCTGGAACCTATAGACCACTGTTTGCGCTGGATTCGCAAGTTTTAAATAATTACCAACTGCAAGTGTCGTCACATTCCAATCCTCCTACGGGTTGCGGGTGACTGTTGAAGCCTGCTCAACGTTAGTTGTTGGCCACGTTGTGCGCCCTCTAATGCTGCTCGCTTCATTCCGGTTTGGAACTGATCTGCGGTCACGTAATCCACTGAGTTGATCCGTTCCACCGTATAGCGGACATCGATTGGTGCAGCAACAGCAGTACCGCCTTCCGCTCCAGCAGCACCGCCACCTTCTGCCGGGATGACAGAAGATCCGCGTGATCCTCTGGAATAACGACCCATGCTTTCACGCATTTTGGATTCTGGGATGACGTATTCAGGTTCGCCACCTTCTCCAATTACGGCATTGGTTGGGCCGGTGACGTAGCCGCCTTCTGCAAGCCCGAAGAAACTAGCGCCAAAGCCGCCTCCACTAGCAACACCTAGGTCTGGTCCGCTGCCAAACGGAATACCACCACCACCGCCGCCGCCAAAGGAGCTAGTAAGTATTCCTATTGCTTTCATGATTAACGCCTTAGCAATCATCTGAGTTGCCATGTCGATAAAGGCTTTACCGATATTGGCAAACATGTCGCTAAAGGCTTCCTGGACTGAACCAGTGCCGGTAATGACTGACTGCACAGCAGATGACATTGCAGTAGCGGCTTCGTCTGCGATAAAGCCGTACTTATCCATTAACTGGTTTTGGCGCAATTCCGCCTGCTCTACTTGATCTAAAACCGGCAAAAGATCTTCAAGTTTTTGTCTGCGTTCTTCTAAACCTTTTATGTTGTCCGCAAGCATTTCATTGCTAGGGTCTGCTTCTAGCTGTTTGTTTAAAATACTTACCTGAGTATCTATGTCCCTGTATAAGTCTTCTGTTCGACGAAGTTGTTCAATTCTAAGGTTTAGCATATCTGAATCGTCGCCTCCAAATGGCGAAGCAATCCTGCGTTCCACGTCCGCAATATTGCG